AAAAAAAAACCAATAAAGCGATATTTCGCCAGCATTGTTAGCCCAGCGGTTGTGAATAAAACATCAAAGTCAAAGAAAAACCAGATTGCGCTATTTCACAACGGTTCGCCAGAGGTGCAGCCATTCTTAAGCGACAAACCCTGCGCAATCATTGGCGGCGGTACTACGGTGGGCATGACCGCCATTGCCCTTGCCTATGCTCTTGGATACCGCAAGTTTGAACTGTACGGCATGGATTCATCTTTCCACGGTGATGCGCATCATGCTTATGAGCAGGACGCCAACAACGCGGATAAAGTGATAACGGTGCAATATAATGATGCGGAATATAAGACAACGCCGTGGATGGCGCAGCAGGTGGAAGATTTTATTGTGCTGGCGCAGGAATTAACCCGTAAGGGATGCCAGTTATCGGTTTATGGTTATGGGCTGCTTAATGATGTGGCGGCCAGCATGGTGGAATATGTCCCCGCAGCGCAAGAGCGTGCTGACGAAATTCTAAAGCGCGTGCCGCATGATGGCGTTGGCGTTGAAATAGGCGTTTTTGCTGGTGACTTATCGGCGCGGCTATTGCAGCAGTCTAATATTAAACTGCATATGGTGGATTCTTGGACAACCTCTGACCCGTCAAGTGATTATGCCAAGTCTGAGGATTTCCATGCGGGGTTAAGCCAAGCGCAGCAGGATAAGTGCTATTTTGACACAGTAGAGGCGGTGCGCTTTGCTGGTGAAAGAGCCATTATTCAGCGCATTGATTCCGTAGCCGCAGCGGGTGCATATAAGCAAGAAGTGCTTGATTTTGTCTTTATCGATGCAGATCACTCCTACAGCGGCTGTAAACGCGATATTGAGGCATGGGCACCGAAAGTAAAGCAAGGTGGCTGGATTTCCGGCCACGATTACGACCACCCGGAATTCCCGTTTGGGGTTAAGCAAGCCGTAGATGAATATGCGGCGGCGCATGGCCTTGAACTTGAACTTGGCAAGAATTACACTTGGTTTTTAAACAAAAAAGGAAATACCCTATGAGCTTTGCATCATATAGCCTGCCTAACAATTTTCATGACCATGCCATGGCAACACACGGCAGTGATCAGAATCTATTTGTGGAATTTCACACTAAAGCGGTTGAAAATACCTTTTTAAGCGAAAAAGAAGGGCGGCCAGTTTACGAAAATGTTGATTTTATCAGCATCCATACGCCCGGTGACCGCAATAAAAAAGTGGTGCGCAAAGTGGCAAAGACGCAAGACGAAGCAAACGGCAACGCACCAGACACCGTCCGTTTCCGTGTGCAATGGGAAGCCTATCAACAAAACAAGGCGCAAGTTTCCAATGGCACGCCGCTTGAAATGTGGCCGCCCATTGACCCGGCAACCATTGAAAACTTGAAGGTTTTTAGAATTTTCACGGTGGAACAATTAGCCTCTACAGCAGAAAGCAATTTTGATAATCTACCATTGGGCATTCGCGCATGGCGCGATAAAGCAAAATCATGGCTTGCAAGCGCAGAAGGCAATTCGGAATTAATCCGCCTCAACTCGGAAAATAATAATTTGAAGACCGAACTTGCTATGCTAAAAAAGCAGCTAGAAAAACTTGCATCGGATGTTGAATCCGAAAGGCGCTCTCCAGGTAGACCCCGCTCTGTAAACAAGGATTCAGAACAATGATTAAACAACGATTGATGGGTTCGGGTTTTGCGCCCTTACAAACCAACTCTGTTGGTGAAACTGTAACCACATCACTTACCGGCGCGGGCACAAGCAGCCAAGCAAACGCGCTGGCAATTGTGGATGACATTAATATTTTTACCACTGTTGCCTCTAACAGCGGCGCACGTTTGCCCGATGCAACATACGCATCATTAGGCGATAAAATAACAGTGGTAAATTATGGTGCGAACGCCTTGCTTGTTTACCCACCAACTGGCGGTAGAATCAACAATGGCAGCGTCAACGCATCAGTTAGCATAGCGGCCAACAAAACTGCGGTATTTATCAATTTGACGGGCATTGATTACGCTTTTAACATTAGCGCGTAAGGACTTGCACCAATGGCTAAAACCTTTTTGCAATTGGTGCAAAACGCCATTGATGAAATAGGCAGCATCACAACGCCTAGTTTCATAATTGGCAACACCGACCAAAATGCAAAACAGATTTTAGCTTTAAGCAACCGCGAGGCGCAGGAATTCAGCCGTCTTGCGGATTCTTTTGGCGGTTGGCAGGCCTTGCGCAAGGATTACACGTTCCCCCTTGTGAATACCGTAGAAACCTATGCCCTGCCCTCTGATTACCGCTTTATGCTGCCCAACACCATATGGCAAACGGCGTTTCGCTGGCAATTGTTAGGGCCCCTATCCCGGCAAGAGTGGAACGTGCTTGAATATGGGCTTACGCCTGCTGGCCCTCGTATGCGTTTTATGATTGAGAATAATCTGATTTATATTAATCCCACCCCATCATCCACATTGTTAGGCAATGTGGCCTATGCGTATATTTCCAATGGCATCACTAGAAGCGCGGCAAACGTTGTGCAAACGGAATGGCTAGCCGATACCGATACCTATGTACTTGACGAGCAATCTTTTATTCTTGGCTTAAAATGGCGCTTTCTGGCAGCAAAAAAGCTGGATTATGTTCAAGAAAAGCTGAGTTATGACCAGCATGTTCAGCAAGCCCTAGCGCGGAATGCAGGCTCAACCATTTTGCCGCTAAACGCCAATAACACGCGGCGCTTTTTAGATACCAACAACATACCTGATACGGGCTTCGGCACTTAATGGCACGGGCGCGGCGCAGAACGCAGTTAGGGCAGGCTGTCAGCCAAACAAAAAACGTTCCTGCCCCCGTTGGCGGCCTTAATACCGTAAATTCTATTGCTCAAATGCCGGAAACGGATGCTGTAATTTTAGAGAACTGGTTTCCGACCCCTACTGATATTGAGATACGGAATGGGTACGTCAAGCATGTGACTGGCATTCCCGCTGGTTATGTTGAAACATTGATGAATTATGCATCGCCCACAACAACAAAGCTTTTTGCAATCAATAAGCCCGGCGGCACGGCAAACGTTTATGATGTGACATCATCCGGTGCGGTGGGGGCTGCGGTCTTGACAGGTCTTACAAATGCACGCTGGGAATACGTTAATTTTAACAATACCGGCGGCGCATATCTTTATATGGCGAATGGTGTTGATAAGCCGTATTTGTATAATGGCTCAACTTGGACGGCGATTGATGGGGCAAGCACTCCCGCTATTACGGGCGTTACCACAACAAAACTGCGCAATCCTGCTGTGTGGAAAAACCGCCTCTGGTTTGTCGAAGACGGCACTTGTAACGCATGGTACTTGCCTCTGGCAGCAGTGGGCGGCGCTGCGCAAAGTATACCATTAGGCGCTGTTTTCAAAATGGGCGGCCAGCTGCAAACCATATTTACCGTGTCAATTGATAACGCCAGTTCTATTGATGACTATATAGCGTTCTTAAGCTCTGAGGGTGAAATTGCGCTGTATCGCGGTTCTGATCCGTCCTCTGCCGGGCTTTTTGGTTTGGTGGGATTATATCGCGCTGGAAGGCCAATCGGGCGGCGGCATGTTTTTCGCTATGGCGCTGATACAGTGTTATTAACCATTGATGGCGTAGTTACCATGAGCAAGCTGCTTATGAGTAACCGTGATAATATGGCAACAACATTGTCTTATAAAATCCAGCCGTCTATCAGTAATGATGCCAGCGCCTACAGTGGTAATTTTGGCTGGCAGGGCATTTTGCACCCCGCTGGTGACAAGATTCTAATTAACGTGCCGCAGCAAGAGAATATTACGCAATACCAGTATGTTATGAACACAATTCATGGCAGCTGGACTAAATACACCGGGTGGAATGCGGCGTGTTTTGAATTATCGGGTGATAAACTGTTTTTTGGCTGTAATGGTTTTGTTGCGCAATGCGATACCGGGGCAAGCGATGCGGGCGATACGATTCAAGGAATTGTTAAGCCAGCTTTTAGCTATTTTGGCAGCACGCAGCAAAAATCATTTAAATTGATGCGGCCAATATTTAGCACTAATGGGGCATTGTATTTTTCCGTTGCAACGCCTGTAGATTTTAGCAGTGACGTGCCGCAGACCTATCCGGCTGTATCAAATTCTATTTCGGCAGCGCCGTGGGATACTTCACCGTGGGATGTAACGTCATGGAGTGGTGACGCACAAATACAAAAAAACTGGGTTGGAATGGCGGGAATAGGCTTTAGCGCAACCAGTTATATTTTAACAGCCAGTGACGGCCTAAGCTACAAACTATTGAGTATAGATTATGTATTTGAAACGGGCGGGTTATTTTGATTTTGTTTATGGCGATGATTTTGCCGTTGCACAATGGGTTGGAAAAAATATCGTTGATGGTTATTGGGAAAAACCCGTTGCAATAGGATTACAGCGGCGTGGAGAATTAATAGCAGGCGTTGTTTATGATATGTATTATCCGGGCGTTTCAATCAGAATGCACGTTGCGGCCAAACCCGGCAGCGGATGGGCAAAACATAATCATCTCACGGAATTTTTCTCTTACCCATTTAAACAACTTAAGGTAAAACGAGTCACGGCTCCAGTTTTGGCAAAGAACAAGCCAGCTTCCCTTTTTTTACAAAAAATAGGTTTCACGCTGGAGGGCTGTATGCGCCAAGAATCCGAGACTGATGACGATATGCTGATTTTTGGAATGCTGAAATCTGAATGCAGGTGGCTGCATGAGTCTTAAAAAATCACCCGCCGAGCCGCAAGCACCAAACCCGCAAGTAACGGCCAATGCGCAAACAGCATCAAACGTCAAAACGGCGGTTGCTAATGCTGATTTGAATCGCATTAATCAAATTACGCCGCAGGGCACGCTGACGTATGAAAAAACAACAAATGCAACGCCCGTTTCTTTTGATAAAGACGCCTATGCCGCTGCTCTTAAGAATTGGGGCGAAACGTCCTTAGAGGCGCAGAAACTAGGCCTTCCATGGGATAAAGTGCCTGTCCCTGACGCAAACGATTTTAAAATCGGCGGCGAATTGCCCCAATACACGCAAGTCATAAAACTCTCACCGGAACAGCAGCGCCTGTATGACATGACGACCCAAGGCCAAACGGTTTTGGGTCAAAGCGCATTGGGCATGGCAGACCGGATTAAGGGTCAATACGGCAGCGAATTGGATTTAAGCGGCGCACCGGGACTTGCCTCGCGTGTTAGTGACCAAGACTACGCACAGCAGCTTAAACAGGCGCAGGACGCGATATACGGCAAGCAGACAGCATTCCTTGACCCGCAATTTAAGCAAGACCAAGCGTTACTGGAATCAAAATTAATCAATCAAGGCTTGATGCCGGGCACTGAGGCGTACACTAACGCCATGGGTGATTTTAACCGCGCCAAAGAATTCTCTTATGGTCAGGCGCGTGATTCGGCTGTGCAGATGGGCAATGCGTTACAAAATCAGTTGTTTAATCAGAAATTGTCGGGCGCGAACCTTAGCAATGCCGCTCGTTCACAATTCTTGCAAGAGGCCTTTGCAAAACGCGGCCAGCCGCTTAATGAGTTTTCGGCGCTGCTGGGCGGCTCGCAAGTTAGCAATCCGCTGTTTAATTCTGTGCCCGTCACGGGCGTTGCAAACACAGACACGATGGCACCCACTATGGCGGCTTATCAAGGCCAGCTTAACCAATACAATCAAAAAATTGGTAAGCAAAACGCAACTACAAGCGCCATTGGTCAATTAGGCGGAATGGCGGCAGCGGCCGCTATATCCGATATTCGCCTGAAAAAAGACATCACCCCGATGGGCAGCACCTCAACGGGCATTCCGACATACACATTCCGCTACAATAACGAATCAGACGATGCACCGCTGCGCTTTGGTGTTATGGCGCAGGACGTTGAAAAAATTATCCCAGAGGCCGTTATTACCCGTGATGATGGGTTTAAAATGGTCAACTACGCGATGGTGGGTTAGATGCAAGCGGGCGGAATGGGTTACGGCTATCAAGAAAGCCCCGATATTAAGCGTAAGCGCATGATGGCGCAAATGCTCATGCAGCAAGCAGGTCAGCCGCTGGATGCAAACCGCACGGCCTCTGGCGGTCTGGCTATTCCTATTTCGCCATTTGAAGGGCTGGCCAAGGTATTGCAGGGCGGCATTGCGGGTTACGCCAATACACAAGCCGATAAAGCGGAAAAGGCCGCTAGAGACGATTATCAAAAAACCCTTGGTGATGCGCTGATGGCGCAGCAAAGCGGCGTCAAAGAATGGGTCAACCCCGATACAGGCCAAGTGGCAATACAGGGCAAACCCGCAGGCAATCAAACCATGATTGATATTTTGCGCGGCAATGAATCAACCATGCCGCTGGCTATGAATATGCAGTTATCACAAGCAGAAGCGCAGCAGAAACTGGCGAATGATATTGCTAAAGAAGAAAGAACGCGCAAACTTGACTTGCAATACGCCCCACAAATTGAGGCGGCTAAATCCGATGCAACCCTACCAGCAAGAATGCAGGTTGCTGCTGCTGGTCGTCCACAAACAACCGTAAACCTATCGACGGCTGAGCAATTTAACAGAAAGTTTGGCGGAGAACTAGG